GGCCGGTGGTCAGATGATCGGCTTGAAGACGAGATCAACGCTTTGAGCGAAGCGGATAATGGCCAGTCGTAGTTTTGAAATTCGCGCGGTTATGGGGGATTTGAAAAAATTCACCACGCGCTTAGTTCAAGAAATTACGCTTAGTGTTAATGGCCAGCTGGTTAAGACCACACCGCGTGATACGGGGTGGGCTAGAAACAACTGGATACCGGAAATAGGCCACGCTTATGCCGGAACATCTGGAACTAGAGAGGCAGCCGAGCAAGGCGTTATTGATCAAAGCAGCCAGCAGCAAGGAGTTGCTAAAATATTAACGTCATACAGCATTGAGCGTGGGCCGGTATACATAACCAATAACGTCCCCTATATCGGCGAACTAAACGACGGGTCCAGTAAGCAGGCGCCAGCAGGCTTTGTTCAGCTATCAATAGCTCGAGGCATTGAAAATGTCAAAGGCATAACATCCAGAGGCGCTACGGACATTTTGCGATGACTAGAAACGAAGCGAGACAGGCAATATACAATCATGTGCTAGACAATTTTAGCTTAGCAAGCGATCGTATATTTCTTGACGGTGATGATGGTGATGAGCCGGCAAGCGGTGAATGGGTTAGGGTTGCAGTGCGCCACACTACTGCTCCACAAGTATCGCTCGGAAAAAAAACAAACCGTAAATTTGACCGAAACGGCAATATTTTTATTCAAGTTTTTGATGATGCGGGAAATGGCGCATCAGGAAGCGATGCGTTAGTGAAAGAGCTTGTCGATTTGTTCGAGGGCGAAGAATTTAGCGGTATTTATATCCGCAACGCAGAGGCCCGCGAAGTTGGCGCTTCTGGAAAATGGTATATGCAGCTCGTCGAGTGCGAGTTTAATTTTGAAATAATTAAGTGAGGGCATTATGGGCCGCGTCTTAACGAACAACACCGCACTATCGTATTCGATTGAAGATACTGAAAACGACCCAGCAAATATCGGCGAGCTTCAATCTTCGCCAGTGTGGCATGCACTAGAGCCTAACAGCTATGGCGCTATCGGCGCCGATATTACCACTGTTGCTCGTAGCCCTATTTCTCAGAACCGGCAGCGAAGGAAGGGCACGCTAACTGATCTGGATAGCTCTGCAGACTTTGAGGTCGATACCACTATTAGTCACATGAAAGACTTTGTTGAAGGCTTTGTTATGGCTACCGCTACGGGCGCCGAGCAATATGCGCCTAGCGCGATTTCGAGCGATGCTTTCACGGTTTCCGCTGGCAGCGCTTTAGCCGCTGGCACACTGGTTTATGCTAGAGCATTTCCAACAATCTCAAACAATGGATTGCATGTTGTTGATGCCGGATCAAGCACCACCAGCATACCCGTAACATCGACACTTAGTGATGAAAGCGCCGCGGCAAACTCCGAGGTTTCTGTTGCTGGATTTAGAACCGCTGCCGGCGATCTCGATGTTGATGTTACTGGCGGTGTAATCACAGTTAATAGCGCGGCTGGCATTTTTAATAGTGCAGGCCTAAATCTTATACCAGGGTGTGCCATTTTTATTGGCGGCGATTTAGCAATTAACCGATTTTCAACCGCTGCAAACCTTGGCTATGCCCGCGTTAAAACTGTTGCTGGTGATGGTAGCTCAATCACTATCGACAAAACTAATGCCGCATTTGTAACAGAGGCCGCCGGATCGCAAGAAGTTGATATATTGGTGGGCGAATTTATCCGCAACGTACCGGTTCAGGATGCATCATTTTTAGAGCGTTCGTTTCAGTTTGAGATCACGTATCAAAACCTTGCAAATAACCCTTCTGGCGATGAGTATGAATATTCTCGCGGAAACTATTGCAACACCATTGGAATTAACGTACCAATTACCGACAAGTCAACAATGAGTGCTGCATTCGTTGGTCTGGATACCGATCCACCAACTGCTACGCGAAAAGCAAACGCGGCAACTCCAGTAACGCCAAACCGTACGGGCGCAATCAACACAACTCAAGACTTGCCGAGATTGCGCATTACTGAGCTCGACGAAACTGGCTTAACCACGGACTTCAAGAGCTTAACGATTACGCTAAACAACAATGTGAGCCCTGAAAAAGTACTGGCAAACCTTGGTGCTCGATACATGAACTATGGCAACTTCGAGGTTACCGTTGAAGCCGAGCTTTTGTTCACGGATTCGCGAATTAGTGATGCCGTGCGAAACAACACCAGCCTAACTATGGACTTCGCCATGCGCAACGATGACGGCGCCATTTACTATGACATTCCAGCTATTACATTAGGCGGTGGCTCTAAATCATTCCCTGTCGGTGAATCTGTTACAATCAGCAGCACGAGCGAGGCGTTCGAAGATCCAACGCTTGGCACGTCGATTGGTATCACGATTTTTCCATATACACCGAAAATTTAAGGGGAATTTAGATGGTTGATTTTTCACACCTAAAAAAGCAAGAAGCCAAAACTGACGAATCAATAGATTTTGTTATTCACGATTTGGATGGTAAGCCGGTATTGAAAGTTAAGCCCGCTATGGTTGAGTACAACAAAGAATTTCGCCGCGAAGTTATGCGCATTTCTGAAAACAAGCGAGCGCTTCGGAAGGCCTCAAAATCCGACGACAAAGAGCTAGATTTTGAGCTTTACGCTAAAACTGTTATCACCGGATGGGATGGCGTTGTTGATAGCAAAGGTAAATCCGTTGAGTTTAATGTTGACAACTGCAAGGCCTACTTGTCAGCGGTGCCAAAGTTTGTGTTTTCCGACCTTCGCCAATTCTGCCTTGATATCACAAACTGGGTTGATGAAGAAATCGACACGGAGGAGGCCGCAAAAAACTAGCAGCGCGGTTAGGCTTTGAGCTAAGATTCTTGCGAGACGGATTCTCAATAGAATCTGCGCTAAAAAAAGGCCGACCGCTGCCGGATTGGTATCTTGAATCCCCCGATCAGGTAGAGGGGGATGAAATCTACTTAATGGCATTTTGGGACTTAAGCACAACGCGGATTATGGGTGATGTTATTGGGCCAATACCGTGGACAGCAATAAACCAATACGCTGATGTGCAGGAATTTGATAAAGCATTAAAGTTGCATTTTATTCAGGTTATAAGGCAAATGGACGCCGAATATCTGGATTGGCAGCGAAAAAACAAACCGAAGGCGGGCAATGACTGATTTTAATATTAATGTAATTGTTGACCCGTCCAAGGCTAATCGCGGCATGGACGCCGTTGATAAAAGACTACAGAAAACCGAGGATCAAGCCGAGCGAACCCGCCGAATATTGCAGAGAGCTTTTGCATTCACGGCTGGCGCCTTGGGTATACGCGAGCTTGGACGCTATGCCGATGCATTCACGAATATTCAAAACCGAATACGCACGGTTACCGATTCAACGGCTGAGCTAAATTCTGTCACTGAGCAGCTTTTTAGCATTTCACAGCGCACGCGGTCTAGCTTTCAAAGCACCGCAGAGCTATACACCAGAACCGCAAACGCGGTTAGGGAATTGGGGGTTAGCCAAGAGCAAACGCTTCAATTTACAGAATCATTAAACCAAGCGGTTATTTTGTCTGGCGCCAGCGCAATCGAGGCCGAGGCCGGCATTATTCAGTTGGCACAAGGCTTGGCGTCCGGCGCACTGCAAGGCGATGAACTGAGATCTGTTTTAGAGCAGTTGCCTGCCGTTGCTGACGTTATAGCGAAAGAGATTGGTGTTACTCGGGGGGAGCTTAGAAAGCTTGGCAGCGAAGGAAAGATAAGCGCCGAAATTGTACTTGATGCGTTTAAAAATGCGCGCGAAGAGCTGGGGGTCAGGTTTGCTAAAGCAGTACCGACACTTGGCCAAGCATTTCAGGTTCTTGAAAATAGCGTAACCAGAACTATTGGTCGAATTGACGAAATAACCGGATTAAGCTCTGGCCTGTCGGGTTCAATAATCGACCTATCATCATCTATTGACGACCTAGCCGAGTCACTTGCTGCAGTCATTCAACTAACCGCCGCCGCTGCTTCCGCTTATATAGCGTATCAAGCAGTAATTAAGGGCACAGCATTAGCTCAAGCAATATCCGCCCAAATAGAATACCGCCGCGCCATTGCCAGTGGATCAGTTGTTTTGTTGGGTAGCGCCGAGGCTGAGCGCCAAAAGGCCAAGGCACAGCAAGCATCCGCCGTTAGCGCCGCTGC